CTGGTACAATCATGGCGGTATTAGATCGTTTTGGTGCTGGTAAAGTCATTCCAAAAGATGAATTACTATCCATAACTGGTAAACAACTTATCAAAAGACTTGGAGAAGCTGGTAAAGTTAGTGCCGCAAGAGAGATAGGAAAGCGTATTGGTAAGTCTGTTGCTTTTGAGGGTGCTACAGAAGGACTTCAAGAAGGCGTGGTTATGGGATCAACTGCCTTAACTGGTGGTGAATATACGGGTGAGCAGATTGCAGATAGATTATTAGAGGGTGTTGTGCTTGGTGGCACGATGGGTGGTGGAGTAACCACGGGCATTGAAACATTAAGACAAGCACCTGGAGTCGTGGATCTCGTAGGGGATATTTTTAAAAACGGCGGTATGAATCCTTCTCAACAATTCGCAATTCAATTAGCAGGTAACTTATCTAATCTTCCTATGAAAGTGGACGATGTACCACCAACCAGTGCTGAAATTTTAATGAACGAAATAAAAGGTGGAGGAACTGGTGGCGGTGATCCTCGTACATTTGCAGAAAAAGTAGAAGATAATCAAGATGTTGTATCTGAGGATGATACTAATTTAGATGAAGATCAGTTCTTCTTTAGTCCAGAACTTACAGGTCCATCTGTTGGAAATGAGTTAGCTCAAAAAGAAGCAGATGATGAGAAAGAAGAAATAAAACAAAAAGCCATGAGAGACACAGACGAGGTTTTGGCTAAAGACGATGGGTACATAGGAAGTGATCTCGAAAAACAAAAAGGTATAATGCCTGACAATATCAGTTCGTCTGTAGGTCCTAGAGAAATGGTGATGGAAGGTTACTTAAAAAAAGGGTTAAAAGTTGCAAAAAACAAAGAAAGAAATAGAGGGGATGCAAACGTAGTTGTTTCTCCGTTAAGAATTAAACTTGTTAAGTTTGCCAACAAAGTTGGCATAAAAACTCCCATCAAGGTATCAGATTTATACGAAGATTTATTGGCTCAAGATTCTCAAAGAGACGGATCTGTTGGTTTTTTAGCTAGACCTACAGTTGATTTTGTAGAAGCAAAAGAAATAAGATACAAACCAAAAGATGATTTAACTCCAGAACAAAAGAAACAATTTGGTGATTTGGTTAGAAATGCACCTAAAAAGAAGATTCCTGTATTGGATGAAAAGGGTAAACCAATACTAGATAAAAAAGGTAATGCCAAAATTAGAGAGACACCAGATTATGAGAAGATTCCAGAGATAAAGAAAATAGGTATTAAATTTGAAGTGCCTACAAAAATAAGAAAAGTAGAAGCTAAATTTGATAACGAAGCTCAAAGTTTAGAAAGAATTACTCACAACAAAGGTGGTGAGGCGTTCATGTCTGGCTTGGAAGAGTATCTTGCAAGAAACTATAATGAAAAGAAAACAATGCAAGAGATTCTCTATGACTTTGATAAGATGCGACCTACTGTTACATTTGAAGTTAGAAGTGATCTTAATAGAACTGTACAGCCCCCACCCTTTACAGTTTCACCTTTAACACAAGGTGAGATTATGGCTAACCCTGGATTAGCTCAAGGTTTAGTTACACCAGAAATGCAGAATACATTACAGACCACACAAAGAATTTTTAATTCTTTTGCAACGCCAAATGGAGATCCTTTGTATCCTGAAAATGATCGGTCTGTTTTAAATAACGCAGGCAGATCACCCGCGGCTGGTATGCCAACTGGCAAAGATGCAATAATAGATAGCATTGCTATCGTGGCTAAAAATCCAGATCAAGACCGAATTAACTCTGGTGCATTAACAAATAGTCCGATTATAAAAGCGTACAGTCAAAGAACAGATGTAGGTTCAGGTAACAAAACAATAGAAGAAAAAAGAAATGCCTTGACAAGTCCAGAGTTAAATTTACCTCACGACTATTATAATAAAGGTTTTGCGTATACCAGAGCTATGGTTGTTGAGGGATTAGATGATAAACTTTATGCCATTTTAGAAGAAACACAGACAGATGTGACAAGAACTATGGAAAACTTACTGGATTTTTCTAAACCAGAGTATGATATAGCTTTACCACTTGGTGGTGTGCCAAAATTATTATCTGGTGCAATCGACTCAGCACTTGACGGAAACGATCCTTATCTTACAAAAAAAGCAGCGTTGCTAGGTGGAACTTCTTTTTCTGATAAAAGACCAGTTAAAAATCTTAGGCGAACAAGAGACTCTTTAGAAAGACACAATTTTCTATCGCCAAGTGAAAAAAACAAGATACATGTGTTAGATCAAATGGATGCTGACATGCCAGATAAAGATGCTCCTTCTCAATTTGGAACAGACATCGAAGCCAAAAGAAAAAAGATGGAAGAAGCAAAACAAACAATGGATGATGTTGATACAGAAATAAGAGGTATAAATAAGCAAATTCAAAACTTTAAATTAAGCACAGTTGCACCACAAGAAGCAACGAAGTTTGCAAGCATGGGACTTAAAGACTTAAAGACTTTTCAAAAGTTTATAGTGCCTCGTATGGAAAAAGTATTTAAAACTTTAAGAAAAAAAGAGCAGAGTTTTGTCGGTACACTTGCACCTGGTTCGAGAACTAGACCAAGACAATTTAGCTTTCGTCAACAGATAGATCCAGATCAAAAATTATTTGCATTTGATGAAATGGTTGAAAGAACTTTGTGGTCAGATGCAGATTATGGAGCTTTTGCAACCGAGATGGCAGAGGCAATTCAAAAAACGGTAGAAGATAGAACTGGAGAAGGATATTTTGATCCAGATGACGCATTTGAGGAAGGCACAATAACGGATGCCGAGAGATTTGTTTTAAAAAGATATGATGAACCTTATCGTTTAGCTCAAAAATCAAGAGTGGGCGCTCTTGGAGACATGGGTTTTCCCGTAGATGGTGTGCCGAGAGATTTTTTTGGAAGAGAAATCATACGAGAGTTTTATGCTACTGCAAATAATACCGCAGGGGAGCTAGGAAATGCTACTAACGATGGTGGTGTATCTGATGTAAAATTTATAGATCGATACAGAATGTTAGATCCTGGTCCTAAAAGCACTCAAATATTTACAGGCCAAGGAGTTGTGCAATTAAAAAAGTTTTTATCTGGAAGTAAAATGTTAGACAAACTTAATGAGATGGGTTTTAAAAGTCAGAATGACCATCAACAGAGAATGAACACAATTAGTGCTCCAGACGACATACACCTATACGAAAGAAACAAAGATGTTTTTGGTTTAATTATGAAACACATGCCGTTTGCATCAAAAGACGCATTTGATTTATCAAATTCAGGAGTACCAGGTTTAAACGAAACTAGACAATATACAGCTCGCTCAAAAACATATACTCATGGTCGGACTGAAAAAGAACTTCTTATGACAAACTTTTATAGTCCAGGTGAAGCATTTGATACAGACCCAGTTGACAGAATAAGAGAAGATGCAATGAGCATACTAAAATACATGACAGACGGAAGCAGACCAGGTGTTCGTCCAGAGGACGCTAGAAAGTATGAAAAATATGATCTTAAGAAGGGTTTTGGTGGTTTGTATAGTATTGATGAAAGTCGCAGAAGAAGTTTTTACGGTGACGTTTATCCACAAGACATAGATAAAGCAAGAGATGCTTTTGAAATGGCTTTTAATCTAGCTGTTAAAGATGCCATGCACGAGGCTATAAATGAAAAAGCAATGGATTTTGTTAAACATAAAGTTGCTTCTGAGTTAGTAAGAAAACATAAAAAAGCATTAGAAAGAATAAATACTGCATATATCATAGCAGACAATGTTGATGAGTCTGGTTTAGATGATTTGACTTCTCTTTATAATAAAGATGTAGGTCCATTTAGTAGCACTTCTTATCCAATAAAAGCAAGTCCATCTTCAGTTTTCTTTGAAAAAGTCACACAACAAATAAAAGACAGTATGCCTGTAAGTGTGTTAAAAGACGCAGAAAAATTTCTGTCAGATGCCATTGATGAAGTAACAGATGAAATAGGCTTTGTGCCAGAAGATGGTTCGTACAGAGAATACATGGATCAGTTGGCGAGAGACACTAGACACGAAATTGGAAAAGTGGTGCTAGAAAAATACAAAAAACAACTTGGAATAGATAATCCAGATAAACTTAAGAAAAAGCTATTAATGGATTCTATATTAAATAGACAAAAACAAGGAGGGATGCGTATAGCTTCATTAAAGTTTGATCTTAAAGCAGAAATAATGAAGAATCTTTCTCCGTTAGAAAAGTTTAAATACAATAATGATGCGACTGCTAGACGATTTTTTACCATAAGAGAACGATTAAGATCTGAGCCGTTTGAAGATGGAGATCACATCTCTTCAACGAATACTGATCCAACATTAGGTAATTTTTTTCAACTTTTTACAACTCAAGCCTATCGAGGATACATGGAAGGAGATAAAGAAAGAGCAGATAACTTGCAAAAGCAAGCAGATCAACTTGTTTATAAAAGAGGCGAGGCTAAAAAAATATTTGAAGAGAACGAAGTCGGAGAGGATCACAATAAAGAGATAGAAAGAAGATTTAAAAAGCTCAATGAATTTATAGAGGATCATGCAAAAGATTATAATTACTCTCCAGAAGAATTAAAAGAAGCTGCACAAAGACTTATTAATCATCTTATTTCATCAACACAAGGTGGTTATGACGTATACACGAGATACCCACATACTGGCACAATGACACAAGCAGCTAGAGGAATGATGCACGGTCTAATACATAATCTTACAGATCCTAGATTTGAGAGGTTATATGGCAAACCAATATCAGGTATTATATTCCCTCATAGACTAGATTTATATCATCCTAGATTTTTAGAGGATGGAAGTTTGCGTAATGAATCCACCAAGAGAACTTTTGGCATGGGAACATACGGCACAGTGCTACAAGATATAATGGAAAGATTTGAAAGGGCTGGTGCAAATGTTGACAGAGATAGAGTTTTGAATTTTAAAAATTTTAATAATACAAACTTCAATACACTATCTCTAAGAAGACCAGCACAAGGAATTATTGATTTATCACCAGGCTCTGTTGGAAGAAGACTAGCAGAAGGAAAGTTTACTTTTAGAGCAAAAGGTGGTTATATAGACCTTAGAAGAAAGGCAGGCTAATGGCAGAAGAAACTAGAGATTTACCACAAATGGTAGAAAAAGCTGCAGGAGCAGGTGGAGCACCTAGAACAATAGAAGAAGAACTTGCTTTAGAAATACAAGATGACATAGAGGAACTACCAGAGGGTGTAGAACTTGACACTGGAGAAGAACCAGTTATCGAACCAGAGGTCTACAATCATGGAGCTAACCTTGCAGAAGTTATAGATGAAGGTGAATTAGCGTCTCTTGCTTCTGAGTTACAAGCCAAGGTTAAAGAAGATTTAGACTCAAGGTCAGATTGGGAAGAAGCGATAGCCAAAGGACTTAACTTACTTGGTATAAACTATGAAGATAGAAGTGATCCTTTTCTTGGTGCAAGTGGTGTAACACATCCGTTGTTGTCAGAAGCCACAACACAGTTTCAAGCACAAGCCTATAAAGAAATGTTACCAGCTGGTGGCCCAGTAAAAACACAAATACTAGGTGTGCCAACAAAACAAACAGAAGATCAAGCACAGAGAATAAAAGATTACATGAACTTTCAAGTTATGGAAGTTATGGAAGAGTACGACCAAGACACAGATCAAATGTTATTTTATTTGCCTTTGACTGGTTCTACATTTAAGAAAGTTTACTTTGATCCAACTAAACAGAGAGCTGTATCAAAGTTCGTACCAGCCGAAGATTTGATTGTGCCTTATTCTGCCTCTGACATAAGAACAGCAGAAAGAGTGACACACATGGTGCGAATGAGTTACAATGAAATTCGTAAACTACAAGTCGCTGGAGTGTATAAAGATGTGGAGTTATCTGCTACAGATTCTGGAGAAGATGAAGGATCTATCCAAGAAACAACTAATGAACTTCAAGGATTATATCCAAATTATTCAGATGATAGTTACACCTTACTTGAAATCCATGTGGACTTGGATTTGGAAGGTTTTGAAGATAGGGATTCTCAAGGGCAGCCTTCGGGTGTTATGCTCCCTTATATTGTTACCCTTGATCAAACTTCTGGCAAAGTTTTATCAGTGGTTAGAAACTTTAGAGAGCAAGATCCGTTAAAACGTAAGAGACAATACTTCGTACATTTTAAATTTTTACCAGGTTTTGGCTTTTATGGTTTCGGTTTATTACACACAATCGGTGGTTTGTCTCGTGCAGCCACATCAATATTAAGGCAGTTAATCGATGCAGGTACTTTATCAAATCTTCCAGCTGGTTTCAAAGCGAGAGGTGTTCGTATTCGTAATGATGACGATCCTCTTAATCCTGGTGAGTTCAGAGATATCGATGTCCCAGGTGGAGATCTCAAAAATTCAATCATTCCATTGCCATACAAAGAGCCATCAGCTACATTAGCACAACTTTTAGGTGTAATTGTTGACTCTGGTAGACGTTTTGCACAAGTTGCAGACGCAAAAATTAGCGATGTAAACTCACAAGCACCCGTTGGAACGACTGTTGCGTTGATTGAACAAGGTTCAAAGATTATTTCAAGCATACACAAGCGTTTACACTACGGACAAAAACAAGAATTTAGGATGTTAGCAGAGATTTTTGCAGAAAATCCAATGCCTTATCCGTATTTTGTAGGTAATGTAGCACCACAAATCATGGCAAATGACTTTGATGGTCGTATAGATGTGCTTCCAGTTAGTGATCCAAGCATTTTTTCTATGGCACAACGTCTATCTTTGGCACAAACACAACTACAACTAGCACAAGCTGCACCAACTTTACATAATCAGTATGAAGCGTACCGAAGAATGTACGATGCACTTGATGTTAAGAACATAGATGGCATCTTACCACCACCACAACCACCACAACCAGTGGATCCAGCTACAGAAAATGCTAATTCTATCAAAGGGATGCCTTTACAAGCGTTCCCACAACAAGATCACGAGGCACATTTGAGAGCACATGCCGTATTTTTATCGAATTTAGCGGCACAAACCAATCCTCAAGGTTATGCCTTGCTTCAATCTCATGTTCAAGAGCATGTTGGACTGTTAGCAAGAGATCAAGTGACTAAATTTTTTCAACTTGCGATGCAAGAGGCTATGGCAAAAGGTGAACAAGCCATACCACCTGCTCCAGAAGCTGTTGAAGCTGCAATATCACAACAAATTGGTGAGATATTGAGAGAAGTTATGCCTGTTATTGAACCAGCACAGAAACCAGACCCACTTGTGGCGATTAGAGAGAAAGAATTGGAGAACGATACGGTAGAAATACAAAGGAAAGCCGTAAACGACATGATGAACTTCCAAATAGACCAAGCAAAATTAGCGCAAGCGTTTGAATTAGCACAACAAAGAAAAGAAACGCAAGAACAGATAGCAGAAGACCGTAATGATGTTAATATTTATAGGATAAATACACAGGCTTCTCTGAAAGGAAAGTAATGCTCGATCCTGCCTCAATCGGTGTAGCAATCACAGCAGCAAATACGGCATTTAACGCAATCAAAAAAGGATTTGCCGCGGGTCGTGAAATTGAGTCTATGGGAAAAGATCTTTCCCGCTGGATGGGAGCGGTTTCAGACGTAGAAAACACTGAAAAGTCCGCGAAGAATGTGTCACCACTTATAAAATTATTTAAAGGCAAAGAAATAGAAGCATCTGCTATAGAAGCTTTTACTGCAAAAAAGAAATTAGAGGCACAGAGACAAGAACTTAAATCATTTCTAAATTTTCACTACGGCCCTCAATCATGGAATGAGATTTTGGCTATGGAAGCCGAGATAAGAAAAAAACGAAGGGACGAAATTTATGCCAAACAGGAGCTTATTAGAAAAATCTGGGAATATGTTGGTTGGACTGTCTTGTTTATTACAGTTATTGGATTTATAATATTTCTTGCATGGCTTTATAAGGAGAAAAAAGGATGAATGAAAAGCCTTTAAAACTTAAAATTGATGAAAACAGTTTTGAGCTATCGTTAAGAATACTCGGTAATGAGTTTGTTGCTATCAAAATAGGGTCAACTAATTTTAGTGGAAAACTTATTGCAGGCGGTGTTCTTTTATTATTTTTTACATTAATCTTATTAGAAGGTTTTGGTTTAAACGAAATTTTGTTAAAATAAAAATGGAGTTAGATAATGTTAACAGCTTTAATAGGTCCAGTCAGTAAACTGGTTGGAAAATTTATAGAGGATAAAGATCAAAAGAACAAATTGGCACATGACTTAGCCACACTTGCCACCCGTCATGCTCACGATTTGGCAAAAGGTCAGATAGCAGCTAATACAGAACAGGCGAAGCACCCCTCACTATTTGTTGCAGGAGCCCGCCCCGCCATAATGTGGATCTGTGCTCTAGGGTTATTAACGCAATTTTTTATCATGCCGCTTGCTGAATGGGTAACAGCGATATGGATGCCAGATGTAACTTTGCCGAGTTTAGCCACGGGTGAACTTATGACGTTAACCCTTTCGTTACTAGGACTCGGAGGAATGAGATCCTATGAGAAGTCAAAAGGCGTAGCCAGAGAGAACATGAAGAAATGAGAAAGGATCCTAAAGTTGGAACAGGTAAAAAACCCAAAGGTTCTGGAAGAAGGTTATACACGGATGAGAACCCTAAAGACACGGTTAGTATTAAATTTGCTACAGAAGCGGACGCAAGAAAGACGGTTGCAAAAGTTAAAAAAATCAATAAACCTTTTGCACGAAAAATACAAATCCTTACAGTTGGAGAGCAAAGAGCAAAGGTAATGGGGAAGTCAAAAGTAGCCAGTATTTTTAAAAAAGGTAAAGAATCAATAAGGAGAGCAAGAGCATGACACGAATTAAACAATTTGCAAATGATATGGGTTTATCATACAATGAAGCCAAGAAGTTGGTTAACAAAGGAAGACGTTTAAAAGACGGTGGTTCCACAACATTGGAGAAGTTTATGCCAGTTAAAGCAAAAAACGGTAAAGTTACTAGAATCAGAAAAGAAGACTCTATGAGGGCAAAGTCTGGTCAATTTAAAAATATTGTAAATGACTCTGTTTCTGGAAAGATTTCTCCAGAAGAGGCTCAGAAAATGGTAAGAAAATTAGTTGTAAGTAAAAGTGACGGTGGCACTAATAAAGTTAAAAACATGCCAAAGAAACACAAATTAGAGAAATACTTAACGAAAGAAGAGATTAAAAAAATAGGTCCAATGGGAACAGAGTTACTACTTAAAGTGCAGGAGGGTGTAATGAAAGGTCGTGGTAAAAAAGATGGTGGTGTTTTAAAAGAACTACCTTCAGCATCAGAAAACCCAGGTTTAAGAAAGCTACCTACAGAAGTCAGAAACAAAATGGGTTACAAGAAAAAAGGTGGGACCATGAAGATGATGAGTGGCGGTGGTGTAGCCAGAGGAACTGGTGCAGCTGTCAAGGGAACTGGATTTAAAGGTGTATATTAGTGGATGAAGATTTCGATACCGCCTCGTTTGACGAAGCCTACGACATAAGTGACTTCGGTGATGATCAAGCCTTTAGCACAGCCGACATGGCTCCAGTTACAACTACGTTTGGTGGAGGCAACTTTGTTGATACAGGTGCTGGCGGTGGTGACAGTATAGCATCAATTCTAAACCCAGCTTTAGGTGGTGGAAATCGTACTAACATCACGAATGTAGGAGCAGGCTCTAATTTAGTGTATGATCCAGCTTTTGCAGCAGCTTTGGACATATCACAAGGACTAGACCCCACTCTTAATTTAGGTGGTACGGGTGGAGTAATGGTTCCAGCTTCTTTACGACCACAAATACCAGGTCAGTTTATGACTGCCGATCTTGGCGAGGCTGACATGGTTAGACCCATGTTCAATTCTCAACTAGAAAGAATCTTACAACAAACTATACCAGAAGCTATTAAAGAAGGACCTGTTGGAAGAATAGCTACAGGCATAGGTAATTTTTTTGGAGATCTATTTTCAGAAGGTAAAGAGTTCGCTAAAGACCCAGCAGCAGGTATTAAACTTCCTAGTTTAAACGAAATAAGCGAAGGGTTTAAAAACTTTATGAACAGATTTAAACCTGTAGATAGAGATACACAAACAGGTAGACCTATTGAGCCAAGAGGCACAGAATTAGGTGACATGACCACGACTAATGCTTTTATACCAGATGCTAGAGTGGTAGTAGATAATTTTAATAGACCTTTAGCAAGAACAGTTGCACCAATATTTCCATCAGACATGAATCAAGTGCCTATGTTAGGTGTTGGGAATACTGGTGGCATCACTACAACTCGACCAAACATGGCACAAGAAGCAGATATGGAAGTTGCAGATGCTTTACAGTTAGTGCCTTCAGAATTTCAAGATACTCCTACTGATTTAGGTTCTGGTATACGAATAGTTCCAGGTTCTGGTGCAAATAGATTTAAATTTACGACATCAACGGGTGCTAACTTACCAGGTCTTAATCTACTAGGAAATGTTTTTGATATAATAGATGCTAGAAATCTTGAAAAAGAGGTGGGTAGATTAACTGACGAAGAAAGAGAGTTTTTAGCAGGTAGAAGAAACAGAATTGTTGGCACTCCACCTAGGTTTGTAACAACAACTCCTAATTTCTCAGTGCCTGGTTTTAGATCTAGATCCATGTCAGAAAAAGAAGCAGAAGAAATAAAAAGAAGACTAGGCGTTTCTTAGTGAAAGTCACAGATTTTTTACATAAATATAAAAAAGCCTTGAATACTCGTATTGAAGACATTAGTATTGCTTTAACAAGCGGTAATGCTTCTGATATGGAAGCATACAAAGCAATGGTAGGTGAAATCCAGGGTCTAACCTACGCAAAAGAGCAATTAAGAACCCTGCTGGAGAAGACAGACGATGACATTAATAGTGCCTGAATATGTTCTTAGACAAAAAGAAGCTAAGAAAAAAGCAGACGAAGAAGCAAAAAAATTATCATTAAAAGACAGAGTGCCACAACCAACTGGTTGGAGGTTACTTGTTATGCCTTATATGGGTAAAGAAACAACAGAGGGTGGTATTCATGTGCCAGACTCTGTAAGAGACAAAGAAGCTAGAGCTACAGTTGTAGCATATGTGGTTAAAGTAGGTCCACTGGCATATAAAGATTTAGACAAATTTGGAGAAGACGGAGCATGGTGTAAGGAGGGCGACTGGATATGTATTGGTCGTTACGCTGGTTCTAGATTCCAGATAGAGGGTGGAGAGGTGCGAATTATCAATGACGATGAAGTCATTGCAACCATTGTCAATCCCGATGACATCAAATCATACGGAGCTTAATGTATGCAACAACAAAAACAAGAAGAACTATTTGAAGAAGTGGAGGTAGTAGATGGCCCAGAAGAAGAGGGGAAGACCCCCCAAGAAACAACCCAAGTTGTCGGAGATACCGAAGGCACAACCCAAGGTGAAGAAGTCACTGGTGACGAGGATCTTTCAGAGTATTCTGAAACCGTTAAAAAGCGTATATCAAAACTTACGAACCGTTTTCGGGAAGAAGAACGACAGAAACAATCTGCAATCACTTATGCAGAATCTATCAAAAAACAGAACGAAGAACTCAAAGCAAGACTAGATAAGCTAGACACTAACTATGTCGGAGAGTTTGACAATAGAGTAACTGCTCAAGCAGCTGCAGCAAAAGAGGCGTATAAAAAAGCCTTAGAAGCTGGAGATGCAGACGCTTTGTACGAGGCACAACAAAACGTAGCTAGAATAGCTATGGAGGAAGCCAACCTTAAAAAAATGAAAGCACAAAGAGAAGCGCAAGCAGAAAAACAAAAAACTGCTCCTACTCCTCAAACTCAAGCTCAAGCTCAACCTCAAAAACCAGACCCTAGAGCCGAAAAATGGGCGCAAGATAATGAATGGTTTGGTCAAGATCAGACTATGACTTATGCTGCTTTTGGTGTACATAAAACATTAATTGAGCAAGAAGGGTTTGACCCGAACAGTGAAGACTACTATACTGAACTTGATAGAAGGATGAGAACAGAATTTCCACATAAGTTCTCGGATACGAGAACGCAGTCTTCTACTCCTAGAGTTGCATCTGCTGGAGCAACAGCTTCAAGATCAGCTACAAGAGGTAAAAGGACAGTCAAGCTAACGCCATCACAGATAGCGATAGCAAAAAGATTAGGTGTCCCATTAGAAGAATATGCAAAGCATGTGAAGGAGTAATTATGACTACAAACAGAATTTCACGAGAAGCCACAAATCGTGCTAATAATACAAGGAGAAAACCTTGGCAACCTCCAGCAAAGTTGGATGCACCTCCTCCTCCAGAGGGGTTTGAACATAGATGGATCAGAACCGCCCTTCGTGGTGAAGATGATAAATCTAATGTTTTTTCCAGAATGAGAGAAGGATGGGAACCAGTTAGGGCAGACGAATACGGAGCCGAAGCTGCAAAGTATCCAGTTATTGAAGAGGGTAAAAACAAAGGGATAATAGGTGTCGGTGGTTTAATGTTGGCACGAATACCCACAGAAACGGTACAAGAGAGAACTGAATATTTTCGGGAGCAGACCCGCAATCAAATGACAGCCGTGGATGAAAACTTGATGAGGGAGCAACATCCCTCTATGCCTATCCATAAACCAGATAGGCAAAGTCGTGTAACCTTCGGTAAAGGAAGCAAAATGAACGCTTCTAATACCGAGTAACTTAAAGGAGCTAAAGATGGCAAATGCCAATGTATCTTTTGGTCTAAAACCAGTTGGAAAACATGGTTCTAGTCCAGCGACTCAAGGTACGAGTCAATACTTTATTGCAAGTGATGCTTCCGCGATTTTTCAAGGTTCACCAGTCAGAGCAGAATTAACTGGTGGCACGATTCAGATCGCTACGGCTACTTGTGATGGGGTTCAGCTATTAGGTGTATTCGCAGGCTGTGAGTATGTGGATGCAACTACTGGCAAGTTAAAGTTTAGCAATACCTGGCCTGGAAGTGGGTCAGCTAATACTAGCTTTGACATCAAAGGGTTTGTGTATGATGATCCAGCACAGAGATTTATTATCGCAAGTGATGGCACAAACACTGACAGAGCAACAGCAAAAGCTGACATTTTTAAGACAGCTGAAATCGAGGGTGGCACTGGTGGAAACACCACTACTGGTATTTCTACTGCACAGATAGATATATCTACCGCAGAAGATACAGATACCTCAAACCCATTAATGATTTTAGGTATCCACGAAGATGTAACTAATGCTGACCATAGTGCTGCTGGTGTTTCATACATAGTTAAAATTAACAACCATGCGTTAAACTCTTCGGATGTTGACGCTACTGCATCTTAAGGAGGGTGTAATATGGCTATTTCAAGAGCACAACTCGCCAAAGAATTAGAGCCTGGTTTAAACGCCCTCTTTGGTATGGAGTATAATAGGTATGAAGGTCAACATGCAGAAATCTTCGACACAGAGGCATCAGATAGAGCCTTTGAAGAAGAGGTCATGTTAAGTGGTTTCGGAGCAGCGCCTACTAAGCAAGAAGGTTCTGGTGTCACATTTGATGATGCAAACGAAGCCTACACTTCAAGATATAACCATGAGACTGTGGCAATGGCTTTCTCAATAACAGAAGAGGCTGTAGAGGATAACCTTTACGACAAGCTATCTGCTCGTTATACGAGAGCACTTGCAAGGTCAATGGCACATACAAAGCAAGTGAAAGCTGCAAACGTATTAAATAATGCGTTTACTGCTGGAGCAACTGCTGGTGGTGATGGTAAAGCATTACTAGCAACAGACCACCCATTAACAAATGGTGGGACTTTTGCTAACGAGCCAACTGTTGCAGCAGACTTAAACGAAACATCTTTAGAAGATGCTTTGATTAAGATTGCAGGCTTTGTAGATGAGAGAGGTTTAATTATCGCTCTAAGAGGTATGAAGTTAATCATTCCTAGACAACTACAGTTTGTCGCAGAGAGATTACTTAACTCTCAGTTAAGACCTGGAACAGCAGATAATGATGCTAACGCTATTAGAAACATGGGAATGTTACCTAATGGCTATGTCATCAACGATTATTTGACTGACACAGATGCGTTTTTCATTAAGACAGACGCACCTAATGGTCTTAAGCATTTCGAAAGGATGCCAATGGCAACAGCAATGGATCCAGATTTTGATACTGGGAACATGAGATATAAAGCAAGAGAGAGATATTCTTTCGGCTTCTCAGATCCTCGTTCACTATTCGGTTCACCTGGAGCATAAAAAATTTAAATATTTTTTTAGGGCGACTATTTGCAGTCGCCCTTTTTTTATGTATAATAAAACTACCTTGACGAAGAATTAACTTCGACAACAGCCAAGACAAGGAGACATACATGGCTAATACAACATTCTCAGGTCCTATTAGATCTGAAAGCACAATTAAAACAATCAGTAAAGATGCAACTAGCGGAACCATTACAGAGGTAACAACTCTTGGTGGAGCACCAGTTAGCTTATCTGATGGTGACGTAACTCTTACAAATGCTACTCATAGTGGTAGAGTTTTACTTGTACCAGATGGATCACAAGACAATACATACACACTTCCAGCACCTATAGCTGGATCAATGTTTAGATTTGTTTATGCAGGTGGAGCAGCAGATGCAACAGATGCTCTTATAATTACACCAGGTAATACGAACTTTTACATTGGTCAAGTTGTTCATTTAGATACAAACGCAGATAACTTAACTGTGTTTTCAAATGGTAGCTCAAACAGTAGTGTGCAGTTAAATGTGCCACAAGCATTTGATATTACGATTATGGGACTAAACACAACCAATTATCAAATTTTTGGCACTGTTACATCAACTACAGTTCCTGCTTTTGCTGACCAATAATAGGAGATATAAATGGCTGGAACAAGATCTGACGTAAAAGCCTTTAATGTGAATCAAGGAGATGCTGCTGCTTTGATAGGACCTGCAAGGTCAAGAATAAGACAGATAGTTATCTTTGCAGATGCAGCTGGAGCTTTGACCATAACAGATGGTAATGGTGGAGCTACATTAATAGCACAAAGTTATCCAACTGGGTTGCATACTCTCAATATTCCAGACAATGGTATATTAGCGGAGAGTGGTGCATACCTATCTGCATTTACTGGTAGTAGCAATAAGCTCACTATTTTCTTATCGTAATGGCTAGAACAAGAGACAAGCAACCTCCTAAGACCAAAAAGTATTTTCGCTCTACTAAGTCTGGGGCGGGAATGACAAAGGCTGGGGTTGCTCGTTATCGAAGAGAAAATCCAGGCAGTAAATTAAAAACTGCTGTTACTGGTAAAGTTAAAGCTGGGAGTAAAGCTGCGAAGAGAAGAAAGTCATTTTGTGCAAGAAGTGCAGGTCAGATGAAAAAGTTTCCTAAAGCAGCCAAGAATCCTAATAGTAGGTTAAGACAAGCAAGAAGAAGATGGAAATGTTAAATATAAAACAAATAATTACAGGTGTTATTGTGACTTCAGCAACTGGAGCCATAGCATGGATATGCTTAACATTGATTAATGTAGACAAAAGAACTGCAATTACTGAAATAAAAGTCAAAGAAAACAACGAAATGATAACAGTATTGTGGGCAGATTTTATGAAAAGAAAGGGTGAGGATGGCAATCTCGCGGGGATCGATGTCAAAACAGATCACAAAGTCTCCTGGAAAACGCTCCTCAAAGTGGAGTAGTGCTAGGAAGAGGCGGATCGATTGTAAACGACCTAAAGGGTTTTCTGAAAGAGCACATTGTGCCTCTAAAAAAAGGAGAGGTCGTAAGGGGTGAACCACTTAAAGTATGCAACAAATGTAAAAAAAGAGAGTTCTTTTGCACTTGTTGGAAGATAATGAAAGGAAGATATTATGCCTAAAGACGCATGTTACCACAAAGTAAAAGCCAGATATAAGGTTTTTCCATCAGCGTATGCCTCAGGTGCTATCGCTAAATGTAGAAAAGTTGGTGCAGCCAACTACGGAACTGGTGGTAAAAAGAAGAAAAAAGCAGACGGCGGTCTCATGGCTGCCATCAAAAAGGTAGACAGAGAGCAATCAATGAAAGCTAAAGAGGGTGTAGCCGTCAGAAGAACTAAACGAAAGTCTAGTAATCCTAACATAGCCAGAGGTTGTGGAGCTATAATGTCAAATAGAAGAAAGAAAACAAAGTATTCGTAATGGCAGTTCGAAAGACAAAAAAGGGTCTAGCACTTAAAAGGTGGTTTAAAGAAGATTGGAAAGATGTCAAGACTGGCAAACCATGTGGTCGTCAAAAAGGTGAAAAGCGTGGGACTCCGTATTGTAGACCAAGTAAAAGAATTAGTTCTAAGACTCCAAAGACTACTAAGGAGATGACAGCTAAAGAAAAAAGAAGTAGAATAAATCAAAAGAATCGGTTAGGGCAACCTGCTGGTAAACCAAGAAGAGTGAAATCATTAAGAAGAAAAAGGAGTAAATAATGCCAAATAAAAAGAAAGACCCAAAAGTCAAAAACCCTTTCAAGGGCATAAAGAAAAAACCAGCGCCAATGGGCAAAGGTATATCCTTAAAAGCTGGATTTAAAAAGTTAATGGGTGGTGGAACCGCAAGAAAGCCAATGATGGCTAAAAGTGGTAAGTCCATAAAAATAAAAGGCTTAACACCTGCACAAAAAGGCAGCTTAAAAGCTGGTAAAGGTAAAAAAGGCGTGTCTTTAAAAGCTGGATTTAAAAAGTTAAGAAGAGGTGGTAAAGCCTAATGGCGACTTCAAACTCAAGAGATTTTGATTTAGATGTAGCAGAGCTTATCGAAGAAGCCTACGAAAGATGTGGGTTAGAGTTAAGAACTGGCTATGATGCTAGAACAGCTAGACGTTCTTTGAATCTTATGTTTGCTGATTGGGCAAATAGAGGTCTTAACTTATGGACTGTAACACAAGAAACAAAGGCAGTCACATCTGGCACAGCAGTTTATACATTAGATAGTGAGTTTGTAGATTTACTAGAAGTTGTACTACGAAATAGCTCTGGTACAGATTTTACTCTTACACAGATGAGTCGTGGTGAGTATTTAAGAATACCAAACAAAGATAATAGTGGACAACCAAGTCAGTATTTCTTTGATAGACAGATCACTCCCACGATTACATTGTGGTCAACACCAGATACTTCTTACACATTGGTGTACTATTATGTAAGAAGAATCCAAGATGCAGATACTTTAGTCAATACAACTGATGCACCATTTAGGTTTTTACCATGTATGGCAGCTGGTCTGGCGTATTATATATCTATGAAAAAAGCACCAGATAGAATACAGATACTAAAGGCAGTCTATGAAGAGGAGTTTCAAAGAGCAGCTTCTGAAGATGCTAACAGTACACCACTTAAACTAACACCGAATATATCTTACTTGAGGTACTAATGGCTGATTATAAAAAAGAAGTAAAAAAAATAAAAAAGAAAAATAAGCCTTTGTCTATAACGGGTGCAGGGTTTTCTCCACAACGAATGATAGCGAGAGCTATAGAAAACAAAAGAAGAAAAAAACAAAGTAAGAAAGAAATAGACGCTTTACCTATGAAAGTAGATGATTTTCAAGAAGACCACGAAATAAGAAAAATTAAGAAAAGATTAAACCTTGCTAAAGGTGGAGTTGCTCGTGGAAGAGGTGGAACATTTAAAGGATTGTACTAATGGCTAGGTACGCAAGTGGTAGAAAAGCATGGGGTTATTCAGATCGCTCTGGCTTTCGTTATCGCCTTCGTGAGATGAGAAAAGAATGGAATGGTCTTAAAGTGGGACCAGACGAGTATGAAGCTAAACACCCACAGTTAGAACCTAATTATCCAGGCCCAGATCCAACAGCATTATACGAACCAAGACCAAATCAAGATACAGACTTGGTTTCATTTGTAGTATACACCAATGCTGGAGATGGTATAATAGGAAAGAAGTTAACAAATTTTACGGCTACAACTAGCCTTGGAACAGTGACAGTGAGTACAACATGAGCTTTACATTAACCACATTAACAGCATCAATAAAAGAATGGACTGAAAATGACGAGTCCACTTTTGTAGCAGAGATACCTTTCTTCATTACAAATGCAGAGGAGAGAATATTTAAATCTGTAGATTTAGATTATTTTAGAAAAAATGTTACTGGAACTATGACAAGTGGTAATAAATTTTTACAGAAACCCTCTGACTATTTAGCTACTCACTCTTTATCTTTTGTAAACGCTAGCACTGAAAATGTTTTTTTATTACAAAAAGACGTAAATTTTATTCAAGAATATACCGCTAATCCAGCCACGACTGGATTACCCATTTACTACGCACAATTTGATGTAGACAATTTTATTGTTGCACCAACACCAAATGCTAATTTTGCAGTTGAGTTACATTACTACTACAGACCAGCGTCTTTAAACACAGATGGTTCTGGAACTACATGGATTAGTACAAATGCACCAGATGCTCTTTTGTATGCTTGTCTTGTAGAGGCTTATACCTTTATGAAAGGTGAGCCAGATCTTATACAGTTATATCAAACAAGGTATGCAGAAGCCTTAAGCAGACTTAAAACTTATGCAGAAGGTAGAAACTATTCTGACTCTTATAGAGATGGTTTGGTAAGAGTTCCTAAGTCTTGACATTTATAAGATAAAATTTATAGTATCTTATATGAATAAAAAAAGTATAGCGATAGTTGCTTTAGGCAATAGTTTTAATGAATACATTTTAGCAAAAATTAGAAGTGAAAAGTTTGATGAAGTATACACTATTAATTCGATGTCTGGTGTAATTTATCACGATAAGTGTTTTATGATGGATCCACCATCAAGATTTCTTGATACGCCTAATGCTGGTAAACAAACAGATATCATGCAAGAAAGATTAACAAAAAAAATGGATATACCTATCTATTCTTGTACTTTAGATAAAAGATGTCCAGACGTAATAGAGTATCCTTTACAAGAAGTTATACATAAAAGTGGTTACGCTTATTTTAACAATACTGTAGCTTACGCCATTGCTTATGCACTTATACAAGATATTACAGATTTACATTTATATGGAATAGACTTTACACACAAAGATGTTGCTTTTGCAGAAGCTGGTAGAGCTTGTTGTGAGTTTTGGTTAGCTATAGCTATATCAAAAAAAATTAAAGTACATATAGCTCATAGCTCTTCTTTGTTAGACATGAATGTGCCAGATGATCAAAAACTGTATGGATATCATAGATTAGATGATCCACTTGTATCCACTGCAACAAATGGAAATATGTTGATAACTAAAAAATCAAAACTAGAACCACCAGAACCCTTAGATTCAAAGCCTAATTTAATAGGTAGAGAAGATATACCTGGTATTAGCTATGAGGAGATAAAAGATGTTTAATGTCAATGTATCACAATTAGGAAGTGTAGTTGTAAAAACCTCAGAACAAGGCGGTTTAAGCAATGAACAAATAGCCGATCTTGCCGTTGATAAGATTGCAAGTGTATCAGAAGAAGCACCTCCACATTTAAAAGAGCAAGCCAAACTATTTAAAGAACAACTTAAAGGAATAATCCATCATTATCTTCTCTTGGCAAGAAAAGAGGAACGTGCTAGTATTATTCAAGCCTTGCGATCAAGTGGTCAAAAGGAAACGGCTGAATATATAAGGAGACTCTAATATGGCTATAACACAAGCAATGTGTACTTCCTTTAAACAAGAGTTAATGTTAGGTACACACAATTTTGCCACTAACGGCAATGCGTTTAAACTTGCACTCTATGCAGAAGGTGGTGGTGGAAAGTCATCAACAACTGCAACATTAGGTGCGACAACAACTGCTTTTACAACAACTGGCGAAATAGCAAATAGTGGTTCATACACATCTGGTGGTGGAGCTTTGACAAAAGTTGCTCCAACAACATCTGGTACAACTGCTTTTACAGATTTTGCTGATTTAAGTTTTACAACTGCGTCAATTACTGCAATGGGTGCATTAATTTATAATGACACTAACAGTGATAAAGCAGTGTGTGTGTTAGATTTTACATCTAATAAAACATCAACAGCAGGCACATTTACAATACAATTTCCAACAGCAGACGCATCAAACGCTATTATTAGAATAGCCTAACAAAAGGCTAACCAATGGCGAACATTACTGGTTGGGGTCGAGGCACATGGGGTCAAGGAGCGTGGAACGCTCCTATTCCTGTTGTTGTATCTGGAATTGAGCAAGTTACCAATGGAGACTTTGACTCTGATACTACTGGTTGGTCAACTACTTCTAATTCTAGTGCCTCTGTCAGTGATGGTATTGTTACGATTACTGCAAATCAATACCACACTTTTAGTCAAAATTTAACTTTAGACGCTGGCAGAAGTTACACAATATCAGTTTTAACAACGGCTAAATCGGGCAATTTTTATGTTGCTATTCACGATGGGTCTAGTGTAACAGATTTTACAAATGTGACTGTTGGAACAACTACTCTTACTTTCACGGCAAACAGTGGTACAAATCAACTTAGATTATACCCTTATTCATCTGGCACTGGTCACACTTTATCAGTTGATTCAATTTCTGTTAAAGGTGCTGTTGAAACTGAGGGTACAGCTTCTGTAGGAACCGCAACTGTACTTCCTTCAATTTCAGTTGCAGTAACTGGTGTTGCTGGTACTACTGCTGTTGGTAGTGAATCTGTTTCGGCTGGAGCTACTGTTGTAGAAACTGGCGTTGCTGGAACCACATCTTTAGGCAGTGAATCTGTTACTGCTGGAGCTACTGTTGTAGAAACTGGACTAGCAGGCACTGGAGCAGTAGGAAATACAGTTGAAACTGGCACATCAGTTGTTGGTGCTAGTGGTAATCAAGGCTCTGGACAAATCGGTGATGAGGTTACAAGACCTCAAGGTATATTTGGCGTAACTGGAACACAAGGTTCAACTGCATTAGGAACAGTTGTTGCTGCTCCACAAAGTATTATTAGTGTTACAGGTGTTGCTGGAACTGGTCAAGCAGGCACTATAACTGAAAGTGGAACAGCTTTAGTCGCACCAACTGGTGTTGAAGGGACTGGTCAACTTGGTAACGAAGTTGCTTTTTCTAATGTAACAGTTATTGAAACTGGATTGGCTGGAACCACTGGATTAGGAAGTGTAAGTGTTTTACCTTCAATCACTATTGCAGAAACTGGATTTGCTGGAACTACTGGACTAGGAACTGTAACTGTTCTGCCTTCAATCACTATTGCAGAAACTGGATTTGTAGGCACTACATCATTAGGAACTGCAACAGCCTTACCTTCAATAGAATTTGCAGCCACTGGATTTGCAGCCACTGGTTCAGTTGGTGATGTATTAGCTGCTGGTGGAGCTAAAGTAGTTGAAGATGCTGTAACGGGTAGTGTTAATTTAGGTGACGAAGCCGTAAAAGGTGACGCTAATTTGTCTGTAACTGGCGTGTCTTCAACTGGAGGCATAGGTAATACGGATACTGGAACTATTACTTTTACCATTACAGTAGCCTCTAAATCATCATATGATTCAGGTAGTTCTAATGCGTATTATATAAACGGAGTTGAACGTCCAGTCTTGACATTGATTGAAGGTAAAACTTATAGATTTGATCAAAGTGATTCTTCAAATGGTTTAGGCGGAGGACACCCTTTTCGTTTTTCCACAACTCCAAATGGGTCACACGCAAGTGGTTCAGAATATACAACTGGAGTAACAACTAATGGAACACCTGGAAGTGCTGGTGCTTATACAGAAATTACTGTGGCTAGTGACGCTCCTACCTTATATTACTATTGTACCAATCATAGTAATATGGGAAACACTGCCTTTACTTCTGATTCGATCTTTAACGTAACAGGTGGCTCAACAATTACTCCAAGTGCTGCTACAAGTACAAGTGCAGTGGGAACAGTTACTGTTCTTCCGTCTATTGAAGTAAATGTAACAACAGTTGTTGGAACAACGTCTTTGGGCAATGAATCTGTTTTAGCAATCAACAACATCAGTATAACTGGAGTTGAGGCAACTGGAGCAGTAGGAATTATAAATTTATACGGACTTATTGAAAATAATGTTAGTGTAAGTTATACTGAGGTAACTCCGTCACAGAACGCTAATTATGAGGCGGCTTAACAAAAGGAAAGTAATATGGCTAGTACATTTGTAAATAATTTAAGACTTGAGGAAATGGCGACTGGAGAGCAGTCGGGTAACTGGGGTACAAAAACAAATACAAACTTAGAACTTATAGGTGAGGCACTAGGATTTGGAACAGAAGCCATAACAACAAATGCTAATACTCACACGACAACCATAGCAGATGGTGCATCTGACGCTGGAAGAGCTTTGTTCTTAAAATATACAGGTGCTTTAGATTCTGATTGCACAATTACAATCGGTCCTAACACTATGAAGAGAGTTCACATTATAGAAAACGCTACTACAGATAGTGGCAGTTCAGGTCCTTATAATATTATTATATCACAAGGATCTGGTGCAAACATAACTATAGGTAATGGTGATACAAAAGTTGTTTATCTCGATGGTGCAGGATCTGGTGCAGCCGTTGTGGATGCTTTTGTAGATTTAGACTTATCTGGTGGATCTGTAAATGTTAGCACAGTTAAAACTAATTCTGGTGATATGACTTTTGATTCTGCTGGAGATATTATTCTTGATGCAGATGGTGCAGATGTTGTGTTTAAAGATGGTGGAACTACAATCGCAAAGTTCATAAATTCTTCAAGTGATTTTGTTATAGCTACGGATGTTGATGACAAAGACTTTATAATAAAAGGACAAGATTCAACAAGTGAGATAACTGCATTGACTATTGATATGTCTGCTGCTGGAGCCGCTACATTTAACAATGATGTAACTGCTTTCTCTGATGAAAGACTGAAAGAAGATATACAACCAATTACTAATGGTCTTGAAAAAGTTATGCAACTACAAGGTGTAACTTATAAAAGAAATGATGTCACAAATGCAAAAACTCAAATAGGTGTAATTGCACAACAAGTTGAGCCTATCTTACCAGAAGTTGTTTTAACTGCTGATGATGAAATGCAAACTAAGTCAGTTGATTACGCTAAGATGACTGCTGTGTTGATAGAGGCAGTCAAGGAACTAAAACAAGAAATTACACAATTAAAACAACAAATTATTAATGGAGGCTAATTAGTGGCAATACCAAGCTCTGGACAATCTTTATCTTTATCTGCTCTTAGAACTGAGTTTGTTGGAGGTTCTAGTGCTATTAGTTTGGGTGACCTTTACAGAGGTGGTACAAACATTAAGAAAAAAGCAGGAGATAATCAAGGTACTAATCTTGCCGCAAGTGTTGCAACTTCTGGTGCGATAGACGTTAGTGATTATTATGATCAAGCTAAAGGTTTTACTTTTACTTATTCAACAACAGGATTAAGCGGGGCATCTGGCACAGACCAAGATGTGTCTACTTTGTTTGGTGATGATTATGATTTAGATTATCCAAAAAATGTTGTCATTCCATCAGCCATAACATTAGGAACAAACAATACATCAGAGTTCGCTTTAGAGGTAGATTCAGGTGGTGCTGGTACAATAACTATTACAAACAATGGTACAATTATCGGTGCTGGTGGTGCTGGAGGTTCGGCTGGATCAGCAGGATCTGCTGGTGCTGGAGGCGATGGTGGAGATGGTGCTGCTGGTGGAGATGCTATAAAAGTAGAAACCGACTGCACTATTATTAATAACGGAAGTATTTTCGCTGGTGGCGGTGGTGGTGCTGGAGGAGCTGGAGGTGGTCTTGGTGGCAATCTTGAGCAACAACAACAAACAACAGTACAACAAGGACCTAGTTATATACATACTCCAAGTAATGTTACAAGATGGACTTATATCGGTAATCCTTATTATTCACTTTTTATAGGTTTTGGACCCCTAGGTGGTTCAGTGCATGGTGCGGCTCCACCTGGTGGAAGTAATGTCACTGGTAATACAGGTACTCCTGGAAGTGCAAGTCAAACTTCATATACCAAAGGTATTTATACTTATACTAGAGGACAATCTTACGCACTTAATGTTCCTAACCTACCAGAAAATCCTCAGTTTTATTATAATTATTACTATATTAGTGTAAGTTACCCTCAACAATCACAAAATCAAGTTAGTGGTCACTCTGGTGGTGCTGGTGCAGCAGGTGGGTTAGGCAGAGGATTTAACAATCAACCTGGTGGCGATTCTGGAGCTTCTGGAGCTTCTGGATCAACTGGCGATGCGGGTAATGGTGGCAACGGAGGTGATGGTGGCGATGGTGGTGGCTATGGTCAAGCTGGAGCCGCAGGTCAAGCAGGTCAAGCAGGAACAAACTCAACTACCAATGGTGCTGCTGGTGGAAGTGCTGGTAGTGCAGGTGCTGCTGGGTTAGCCGTAGAGAAAGATGGTCCAATATCATTAACTTTTACAAACAACGGAACTGTAACTGGGACTGTGCAATCATAAGGAGCAAATATGGCAAATACATACACATGGTCAATAACAAAATTATACACTAAAAACATAACTGTTGACGGCACAACTTATAATGATGTTGTCAAAAGAGTAGAAGGTAGGTTAACAGCGACAAGCGGATCCGATTCAAGTATTAGTACAGTTCATGGTTATGATATTGATTTAAGTAATCCTTCTGACTGGTCTAGTTTTACTGCATACAATTCTTTATCAGAATCAAAAGTACAAGCATGGGCTGAAGCAAAATTAACTGCTGACACAATCGCTCAAGTTAAGCATCACTTAGACGCAGGTATTGCTTTTGAAGAGGCTGTAAGCGGAGCTACTGCTAAAGGATCAGGCACTGGCGATGATTTTGTTGCAAGTTTTCCTTGGAGTTAATGAGATAATATGCTACAACTCTTATAAAGGTAGCATATGAAAAATTCTGTATTTGTTCTTCCAGAACATCTTTTGTATTATTTAAGATTACATAGTAGAGTAGTAAATCAAACAAATCGTAAAGAGCAGGGTGATGATAATATTTCAATATACTCAGACCCTGTCTTTGAAACTTTATTACTGCATTTACATCCTACTTTACAAGAATTAACTAAACAAAAATTAATTCCAACTTACTCTTATTTTAGAACTTATAAAAAAGGTAATAATTTAAAAAATCATACTGATAGAGAATCTTGTGAATACAGTACTACTATTTTACTAGATTGCTCTGAGCCAAATACTTCTTGGGAGATTTTTGTAGATAAGAAACCATTTGCGTTAAAATTAGGTCAAGGTGTGATTTATAAAGGCATTGAACAAGAACATTACAGAAATGCTTGTCCTATGGAATATAGTTCTCATGTGTTTTTGCATTATGTAGATGCTAATGGACCTTATAAAGATTTTGCATTTGATAAAAGACCAAATACACATTTAGTTAGTCAAGGCACAAGATGAAAAGAAATATAGTTATAGCAAAAAAAGCAATCTCGGCTGATTTGTGTAATACAATTATTGAAAGAACCAAAAAAGATTTTCAAGTCGCAACTACTGCTAATGGCAATGTCCCAGACGTGCGTAAAAGTCAAGTTAGTTGGTTACAAGGATCAGTCAAACACTACGATATATACCAACCAATAATTAATTTAATTAAAAAAATTAACAATGAAGTATATAACTTTGAGTTATTTGATCCAGAGCCTTTTCAAATAACTCAATACGATGAAAAAAATCAAGGTTTTTATAAACCTCACATGGATGGTAATTACGATCATGTGCCACATGATCATCCAGTTAGAAAACTTTCTCTTTCGATTCAACTTACACCACCAAATTATTACGAAGGAGGTGTTTTTGAATTTCCAGACGATAAAGAAAAATTTGTAGTTGAAGATTCTATGGATCAAGGGACTGCTATTTTTTTTCCTTCTTATATGAAACATGGCGTACAGCCAGTAACAAAAGGCACCAGATATAGTTTAGTTTGTTGGGTTATCGGACCTAACTTTAAATAGGAGAGAAAAAAATGTATTATATTGTTTATGATAATTTTTTACCACAAAATGAATTTGGAATTTTAAAAGAATATCTTTTAAATGGATTTCCTTGGCAATTTAGTAGAAGAATAAATAGCCATGATGAAAAAAATGACGATTGTTATTTTGCTTCTACAGTATTTCACTCTCATCGCCCTCCACGAGAGCAATGGCAACAAGGTGTAAATTTAGATCCCTTTTTTTTCATAACTTCAAAACTTCATATAGAAGGCTTTCAAAGAATAAAAGCTAATTTGTATCTTCCAAGCAGAGGCAAAGAAGTCTATCATCATGCTAAACACAGAGATGGTGTGTTTAAACATCAAGGAGCCTTGTTTTATCTTACAAATTGTGATGCTCCGACAACAATGGATGATGGCTATGAGGTTCAATCAGTTGAAAATAGGCTTTTACTTTTTGATGCAACCTCTCCTCATTCAAGCTCATCTCCCACAAATTCTTCTCATAGAGTTACGATAAATTTTAATTATTGGGGAGCAGGAGTTAGAATGGAATGGCGACATAATATGCCAAACCCAAATCCTATTATATCTAAAAACATGGAAGTTTTAGAAAAAAGTCATTTTTTACCCATTGCTAACCAGGCAATGACTGAATGGGGTATTTGATTTCTCATTCTTGCCAATTATCAAACATAATGATAATATAAGCTATGCCTATTACTTCTTTAAAATTTAGACCAGGTATCAACAAGGAAACAACGTCTTACTCCAACAAAGGTGGCTGGAACGATTGTGATTTAATTAGGTTTCGTTTTGGGTTCCCAGAAAAACTTGGTGGATGGGAAAAATATTCAACAAATACTTTTCTTGGCACATCACGATCTCTCCATGCTTGGGCAAATCTTGAGGGTAATAAGTATTTAGGAGTTGGGACAGAGATAAAATTTTACATTGAGGAGTCAGAAGCCTTTAAAGATATAACACCTTTAAGAAGAAAGGTGCGAGATGGTAAGGTTATATTTGATATTAATGGAAACACAGTTGCTTTTGATGTGACTGGTGTAGCAGGAACCACGGGTCTTGGAACAGTTGCAATTAACGCACAATCAAACGATACATTAGCTCCAGCTTTCCCAACTGGTGTCAGTGCAACTGGTTCAGTTGGTACTGTAACATTTAATTTAGAGAATCCTGCAATGGTAGCATCAGTAGGAGATGTTGAAGTTCCAACAACTAATGGGAATGTAACTGTAACCGATTTTAGGAATGAAGGTTAATGGCACTAACTTTTATAACTGCAACTGATAGCACAACTGCAACTGTAAATGATGAGTCTCATGGTGCGTTAGTTGGAGATTTTGTTACATTTGCAAATGCCGATACAAGTAACACGACTTTAAATGCACAATTAAACAAAGAGTTTGAAATACAAAGTGTCCCTACAAGAAATACTTACACAATAACTTTAGAGTCAAATGCTGCTGCCGCACTGTCTAGTGCAGGTTCAGCCAATGCAGACTATCAATTAAACATAGGTATTAATACAGTTGTGCCAGGTAGTGGTTGGGGTGCAGGACCTTGGAATGGTGAATTAAATACAACAACTTTAGAAACAACTTTAGCGGAAGAAGTAGAGAAAGATGAAACAGCAATAGATGTTGCGTCCGCTACTGGAATTGCAATTAATGATGTCATTCAAGTCAGAGGAGAGCTTATGCTTGTAACTAATGTAAGCAGTAATACTTTGACTGTCACAAGAGGTCATGGAGTTACAACTCAAGTCAATGATGAGGCAGGTGTTGGAACTCCTGCAACTATTACACCTAATACAGTTCGTTTAGCTATAGGTAATGCTAGTGCAAGTGATGATTATGTCACTTTAATTAATGGCAGTGATTTAGCGTCAAACACTTCAGCTACAACAGTAACTGTTGATTCAACAGCATCATTTGAATCAAGTGGTTTTTTAAAAATAGAAGATGAAATAATACAATATACAGGCAAAACAAGCACAACTTTTACTGGTTTAATTAGAGGTAGTGCGGGTACAACAGCTGCAACTCATGCCGATAATGTTGCAGTTTTTGAGGCTAGTGGTGGAATAGGCATAGAGGCAACTGAGACAGCAGGCACGGGTGGTACTTTACGTTTATGGTCACAAGATAATTTTGGTGAAGATTTAATATTTAATGAACGAGATGGTGGTGTTTTTTATTGGGACAAAACATTGGGGGTCACTTCAAGAGCTCAAAATTTAATAGAACTGTCTGACCAAGCACCAATAAAATCAAGAAAAGTTATAGTGTCTGAAAGAGATCGTCATGTCATTTGTTTTGGCGCAAATCCAATAGGGCAAACAGAACAAGACAGATTGTTAATTAGATTTAGCTCACAAGAAAACCCTTTTTTATGGACACCTGCTGCAACGAACACGGCAGGTGATTTAAGAGTTGGTTCTGGGTCAGAAATCATTACAGCGGTAAAAACAAGAAGAGAGATGATTGTTTTGACAGATACATCTGTGTTTAGTATGCAATTCATTGGAGCACCTTTTACATTTGGTATTAATCAACTTGCAAGTAACATAACTGTTCGTGGATTTAACAGTGCAGTTGCCGTAGGTGATGCAGTATTTTGGATGGGGTATGATCGTTTTTACGTTTATGATGGTCGTGTCCAAGTTATACCTTGTTCTGTAAGAGATCATGTGTTTAAAGATTTTAATGAAACACAAACTGATAAAATATATGCAGGTGTAAACTCAGCTTTTGGAGAGGTGTTTTGGTTCTATCCATCACAAACAAATGCTCTTTCAAATAATGGAACTGGTGAAAATGACAAATATGTTGTTTATAATTACGATCAAAAGATATGGTACGTTGGTAGCCTTGCAAGAAGTTCTTGGATAGACAGAGGGGTTTATCAATATCCAATGGCAACTGATTCCAATCTTGTATACAATCACGAAAAAGGCAATGACAATGACGGCACAGCATTTACGTCTTTTATTGAATCAAGTCCAATAGACATACAAGATGGTGATCAATTTGTCTTTTTAAGACGCATGATACCAGATATTAGCTTTGATAACAGTGATGCTAATTTAAGTAACGATAATAAACAAACTGTGTTTTCTTTGAAAGCACAACGTAGTCCAGGTGGTGGATTTATTAAAACATCCACGAATACTGTATCATCAACCACGGAACTTAATCATTTAAGGTTGCGTGGAAGATCATTTGGTCTTAGAGTAGAAAGCACAACTCAAGGTGTAAACTGGAGACTTGGTACACCAAGAGTAGATTTAAGAGCGGATGGAGATAGATGAGTAGACAATTAGTACCACCAACCTTTTCGTTGCCACCAGAAGAGTATGATGCACAGTATTTTAGTGATATGGTAAGAAGTTTAGGTCAGTTAGTAAATCAACTTCAAAATCCTGGTGAACTTAGAGGTACGAAAATTACTTTGACAGAGCTACCAACCAGTTCAGAAGGACTAGAGTCTGGATCTTTATTTAATGATAATGGTACTGTTAAAGTTGTAACATAAGTGATATAGTAAGAAACATGGGAATATTTAAAAGTTTTACAAAAATTTTAAAAAAAGCAGCACCAATCATAGGTGGTGCAATAGGCTTTTCGTTTGGCTCTCCTTTTCTTGGTACTGCTTTAGGAACTGGTATAGGCACTTTAGTTGCAGGTGGTGATACAGAGGATGCTTTGAAGGCTGGATTAATGGGTGGTATTGCTGGATACGCAGGCAGTAAATTTTTTGGACCTGCCGCCACATCTACTTCTGGAACGGCAGGCGTGACTGGTTCTGCTGCAAATATTAGTGGACCTGAATTTTTTGATGCTCCAAGTATAACAGCAGTAAAATCAGCAGGCGCTCCAAGTGGAATTATGAGCACACTAAAAGATTTTGCTACCCATCCAGTTGGGATTGCTACTTTAGGTGCTACTGGATTGGCTGCTTTGAGTGGTGGATTAGAAGAAGAACCTCAGATGGAAACAGTGACTCAAAAACCTTATCCAGTAGGAACAACTAGATTAGGCACTGGTCTTATTGATGGAAAGACATTTAATTTAGACGATGAAGAAGAAAGAGCAGAGTATTTTAAAACTTTAAGAGAAAGACAAAGTGCAGAAACACTAGCAGATGGTGGTGAGGTCGAAGGACCTGGAACTGGAACAAGCGATTCTGTTCCAGCAATGTTATCTGATGGTGAGTTTGTGCTTACTGCCAAAGCAGTAAGAGGTGCTGGCGGTGGAGATAGAGATGTTGGAGCCGCTAGAATGTATGATATGATGTCAGAATTAGAGAGGGTAGCGTAATGGCAACACAAACAGTAGATCAAACCCAAACCGTAAGACTCGCACCATTTCAAGAAGAATTTTTAGCGGATATATTTGCGAGTGCTAAAGCCTTAACTGGTGAAGGCTCAATGATGCCTTTTGCACCACAACAATTAGCAGGACTTTCAGAAGGTCAAAGAGCTGCTATTTCAAATGCGTTGGGTGGAGTTGGAGCGTTTCAACCTTTTTTACGACAAGGTAGTGGAGCCGTGCAATCTGGTATAATGGGAGCTTTGGGAGCAAATTACACACCTACCTCTTTTAGAGATTTCATGGATCCTTTTCAAGAAGATGTTATTCAACAACAATATGACGATATTGCAGAACAAGGAAGAGCACAGCTCTCTGACTTTGGACAAAGAGCTGCAGGTGCAGGTGCCTTTGGTGGATCAAGACAAGGAATTGCAGAAAGTGAGATCGTAAGAAATGTTCTTGATCAACAAGCAAGAACTGGTTCACAGTTGAGGTCTCAAGGATTTCAAGCAGCACAACAAGCAGCACAACAAGCAGCGAATCAACAATTAAGACAAGCACAGTTAACTGGACAGTTAGGTGTATCTCAAGCAGGACTCGGACAACTGGGACAACAAATGGCTGTTCAAGATGTTAACACTTTACTTGGAATAGGTGGATTGCAACAACAACAAGGACAGAAAGAACTTGATGTTGCAAGATCAAACCTACTTGCAGCACAAGCATTGCCTTTTCAACAAGTCGGATTCATGTCTGATATTTTCAGAGGAGTTCCAGCATTGCAACAGACAACTTCTCAAACACGCACACCAGGTCCAAGCAGAGGATCGCAGATGCTTGGTCTAGGGATCGCGGGTCTTGGAGCAATAGGATCTGCTGGAGGGTTTGGTAACTTCTTTAACTTTGGTTCACCAATAGGAAGAGCATAATGAGCGTATTTAATAGACCTATGTTTAGAATACCTGGTATGGGTAACAACCAACCTGGTGGTATCATGGCTAGTGGACCTAATATAATCAGAGCTAGTGTTCCAGGTAATGTTAGTAATCGCAATCAAATTACCTCTAACTTTACTATTCCTGCTAATTTATATGGAGGACAAACAAAAAAGACAGTAGATCGAGGAGCGGGTGCAGGTGGTGTTGATACATCAGGTGAAAAAACTTTAGAAGAAAAAAAGAAAGAAAGTCTTTTAGAAAAATTTAAAAGAGACGCACAGAAAAATTTAAACATTAGAACAGGTTCTTTAATGGTTGATGATCCTAATCCAGTAACAGGTTTTATGTCTCAACAAACGGATACCACTGATGAAGTAGGTGGAGACGTAGATACTGAGGAGTCTTTTTCTGGTGGGGATATTTCTTTAAAAGACGCTCCCTTATCAGACGAGGGAACTGCTAATGCAGGCATAGGAGATAATACACAAGAATCTGATGTAAATATTTTAAAAGGTTTTCAAAGTAATCAAAAACAATTATCTGACAAAGTACAAGCAGCGATTACAAATGTGGCGGCTGGTGTTGCAGATGCAAACGCTATAAAGATTGGTGGTAAAACATTAAGTGAAAATGCAGATGCACTGTATGCTAAAATGAGCGAAGAAGGTAAAGAGCCTACTCTTGCAGATATACAAGACGATGCTATACAATTATTAGGGTTTGATCCTAAAGAACTTCAAGGTGAGTTTGAAGAGGATCGAAAAGCATCTATCTTTTTGAACATGATGAAAGCTGGTCTTGCGATAGCAGCTGGTGAAAGTCCTAATGCTTTAACAAACGTAGCAAAAGGTTTTGCTGTGGGGTTACAAGGTTACGGACAAGATGTAGATAAACTTACCACTCGATTACGAGAAGATCAAAGAGAAGCTAGATCGACTATGTATAATTTGTTAAAAGATAAAAAATCAGAAGAGATTGCTAAAAGAGCTTTAGAGATACAAAAAATGAATGGCATCGTAAATCTACAAAGAACTCTTGTGGGTGATAAAAAAGATGATGCGATTCAACAATTTAATCAACAAATGGCTGGTTACAAATGGAACTTAGATTTATTGTCCACTGCTGCTGACTTACAATTTAAAGAAAAGTCACTTGCGGTAACAAAAGATAATGCCGACAAAGTGTTTAAAGCTGCTCTTATAAAAGCAGAACCAGATGTTATTAAGATTTTAAAAAGAATGGGACACATTGGTGAGGACGGAACTCCTACTGATACAGGTAACGAGTTTCTAAAGAAATACCTTGATGAAGTTACCAAAGGCACTAGCACTCTGAAAGACAGTGAGTTTAATGTGAATAGAAGTATTATTGCAAGAGATGGTGTCATACCTAATACTTATATTAAAAAACCAGCGAATTATAATGACTTAACTAAAAGTCAAAAAGAATCATTTGGAGTTGCAGGTGTTGGTCTCGATGAGAAACTAACAAAAATTACTGGTCAACCTATACAACAGTTCAACGAACAAGTGAAGTTTATAAGATCAATGAAAAGTACAATTCCTAACTTAACTATAAGCATACAAGATCTACCGAATGAGGTTCTTAGATACATAAACAAAAAAACTAAAGGTGTAAAACTTGTTGATACGTTACAACAACAAGGAATACTGAGTGGTAACTAATGCCGAACTATATAGTAGATGGTAAAAGCTATTTCTTCGCAAATGAAATTAGTCAAGATGAAGCAGAAGAGATTGTAAAAAAATATTTTGGAAATGATAATCAAGCCTTGGCAGAAGAGGGCGAACCAGAATTTAGTGATTATCAAGATCCACAAGATGAAGGTGCTTTACAAGAAATAGGCGAGGGTTTTATTTCTGGTGCTATTGGTATACCACAAGGTATAGCAGAAACTATTTCAAGTGTTATTGATCTTGGTGCAGGCACAGATTATACGAGTGCTATAACTCAATCATTTAATAATTTTAGAAATAGACACGGCATAGATCCAGCAGGTGCCGCTGGTAAAATTACAGAAGGATTAGTTCAGTTTGGTGTGCCAGGCATTGGTGCCGCTATGGCAGTTTCTAAGTTCAGTAAACTTGGCAGAATGGCAAGAGGCACAGATAAGATGAGAGCCGATAGAGGTTCTCTAAAGACAATGAAGATTACAAAACAGCCTTTAGATCCAAAACCGTTAACTCGTAGCCAAAAATTTGGATTAGCTGTTCATCAAATCGCGGCGGCTGGTGCGGCAGATGCAGTTGTGGCTACAGATGGAACGCAGACTCTTGGTGATTTTTTTGAGGGTGGATACGGTCCTTTTTTTGCTACAAAAGATGTTCTAGGTTTTGAGGGTAGAGAAAGAGCCGCCGCTAGAATATATAACAAAGTATTAGCTCATGGTCTTACTGGCTCTATTATGGCTGGAACTTTACCTCCAGTGATTGGTGCTGGAATTAATTTTTCTGCAAAAATAGGTGCAGCCACATCAAGAGAGGTTGGTCTTGCCGTCCCAGGTGCAGCGATAGGTGCTGCCGTTGGAGCGTTTGATGAAGCGGCACAAGGAAAAGAATTAAAAGATTTTGATTTTGGAAAGATTGGAACCAGTGCGGCATATGGTGCAGGACTTGGTGCTGGTGCTGGTGTTGGATCACGAGTCTTAAGAGGTGTATCTCAAAAGGCTGGAGAAGCGATTGTAAAACAAGAGGACAAGTACATAAGAAGAGAGTTCGCTGAGCCAGGTGTAATCAACACATTACAAAGAGCAGTTGGGATAACTTTGTCAGCTTTTAGATCAAGAGGATTTTTACCAGAACCTGTAGCAAGAGTTAAGTCTCTAGTAAATCCAGCCATCGAAGGTGACATAAAAATAGCAGAAAAAGCGTTAAAAGAAGTAGATAAAAAAATAGACGAAGTTTTAAAAGGCACTACTGAAGAGTTTGCAGATTATAGAAAACTACCAGATATAACAAAACAAAAATTAATTAACAATTTTATGGATGTTCTTGAAGGAGCTGACATAAGCACTCTTCGAATACCACAAGCGTTATACGATCAATATGTAAAAGCTAAAGAGATTATTGATGATTTATCTAGAAGAGTCATGGAAACTGGTGCAGCCAAAAGTTTACCAGAGACATCTGTTTCTGGTATAATGTCTAGAGACGAATTTAGAAATCAAGTCATAGAAAATATAAACAAAGGCGGATACTTATCTAGAAACTACCAGATATTTAACGATAATAATTTTAAACTTTCTAGGAAGATGAGAGAAGAGTTAGTTAAACAAATCGTTGATGGTAGAGGTGTAGATATAAAACATGTTCAAAAGTTTTTAAAAGATGAACCAGAAAGTTTAAGATTTGATAATGAATTTGTTGATAGATTTAGAGAAGGATTAAGAACAAGAGATCCAGCTAGAGCTAAACTCAGTGCGGCACAAGCTGAAAGATATATAGATAATGTTACAAACCACTATCAAAACTTGAAAAACTCTACAATTAAAGGTAATTCGATAGCTTCTTTTGATGTTCCAGTTGTAAGAATGAATCCAGCTGTTTTAAATAAATCAAAAGTAGACAATGAAATACTTAGAACAATATTAGGTGAAGTAAGAAATCCAAAAGAGGCGTACATGCACACCGTTGCAGAGCTATCTAATTTTATTTCAGCAGACGCTTTTTACTCTAGCTTTAAACAATTCGTAGACGATGCGATTGCTAAGACAGGTCCTGATGAAATTCCTTTGTATATCGACACAAATAAATTGATCGCTTCTAAACTCAGTGAGATAAACGCAGCTAGAGCACAACAAAATTTACCACTTGTATCGAGATTAAGTGAATTGGAAAGATTTGATCCTGCGGCAACAAAAAAAATCTTAAACGAAATAAGACAAGATCTCAACTCAAGAGGTGGAAACATGGCGTATTCTATCTTAGGACGTAACGGTGATTTAGATCCAGGTACTTTTTCTGCGAATAGTGTGTTTGGTGAAATGTATGGATACGCTATTCCTAAACCCATGTACGAAGCATTGACCAATGTCATCAACGAAAGAACAAGTGTATTTGGAGACATATTCAGAGCTATCTATTATCCAATGATAAAATTAAAAGGTATCTCTCAGTATGCTAAAACTATTTTATCACCGATCACGCAAGTTAGAAACGTCACATCTGCCTCTTTGTTTGCACTAGCAAATGGTAATGTTGGTAAAAACGCTAGTTTGTTTGAGTCTGTTGATATAGTTCTTAGAGATTTAATTGATAAAGAACTCACAATAAAAGGTGGTGGCACGATTAAAAAAGCCACAAGAGATCGTTTTGATTTTTCTTTAAATGATGAAGTTCTAGACTTTTTAGTAGATCTTCAAAGAAGAGGTGTGATTGGTAGTTCGGCACAACTTAGAGAGATACAAGCAAACTTAAGACAGAACTTAGGTTACAAGGGTGTAAATGATCCAACAGAGGTGGCTGCTCAAAGAGCACCTCAAGGTTCGGAATTAGACGATGTTAGCGTTGTATCTGATTTTGAAATAGCAAGAGGTGCTGCAAGAAACAGAAATGTAGAAGACTCGTTGAACAGACAAGGCGAAAGATTAGAATTTCCAAAAGATCCTACTGGATTAAAAGGTATGGGTAAAACTGTATTGAAGGGATCTATGAATTTAGGTAAGCGTTTTCTTGATAAATCAGAGGGTTTGTATAAAGGTGGTGACGACATTTGGAAAATATATAGCTATGCTTTTGAACTACAGAAGTTAAGAAATGCCAAGGCTAAAATAGGAACTGACTTCGCGGACAACGCTTCATTAAGAAGACAACAGTTAATAGAATTTGGTAAACACATAGGCAAAAGAAAAGGTGAAGGCATCGATGAAGCCATGAGAAGAACTGCCGCCGACACAGTTCGTAACACAGTTCCGAACTATGAACTTGTGCCAGAGTTTATCAAAGGTTTAAGAGGCATACCTCTTGGAAACTTTATAGCGTTCCCAGCAGAAATTTTAAGAACTGGTTTTAATGTTTTAGATGTAGCAGCCAAAGAATTAGAAAGTCCTATACAATCAATTAGAGAAATAGGAATGAAAAGATTGATGGGTGGCATAGCTGCTTTTAGCATAGTTGGGCCTGGACTTCAAAAGTTGGCACAGACATTGACCGATACAACTGACGAAGAGATATCAGCTGCAAATAGACTTGCAGCAAGTTGGCAGAGAAACTCTTTGTTGATACCAGTAGGCAGAGATGATAATGATAACTTTGAGTTTATTGATTTTAGTCATACCAATCCATATGATTTATTGTCTAGAGGGTATAGAACCGTTTTAAATTCTTATAAAGAAGCAGATGCACAGAGTGCAGATTTTAAAGGTAAAGTTACGAGAGTCATGTTTGACAGTTTGAGTGAATACATGGTTCCTTTTTTAGATTACTCGATGGTTTTTTCTGCACTTCAAGATTCTTTACCTACAGCAATGGGTGGTCGTGGAGGCAGAACAAGATCTGGTGCAAAAGTATACAGACCTCAAGATTCAAGACCCGTGGCATTTGAAAAGTCTATGTTGCATATGTTCAATACAATATTACCAGGTGCTATACCCGTGAGAATACCAGTCGGTGCAGACACTGGTGCGGCTGCTTACCTTTTTGGGTCAGGCGATTTTCAACCTGTTAAAGCTATAGAAAAATCTAGATTTTTAAGAGGTGTGTTTGGTCCAGACGGTGAACCAGAGCCTACCACTGGTAAGACTTATAAACAAGGAGCAGAATTATTTAGAGCATTTACTGGTTTAAATAGTCAAACTCTAGATCTCCCTAGACTTTTAGAATTTAAATCACAAGAATTTAAACAGAAAAGATCTGGCACTGCTACACTATTCAACGAAGTTTTAAGAATTGAAGACGCTTCTCCAGAACAAATCATAGAAGCATACAAAAGAGCAGATGACGCTAGACTCAAAGTATTTAGAGAAATGGCTGTATCTGTGGACGATTTAGAAACTTTAGGATTGGGTGTAGGAGAAATTAGAAAAATAATGAAAGATGCTCAGTTAGGTAAAGAAGAAATTAATTCTATTCTTAACGACATTTACATCCCTTTCAAACCAAGCCGAGAAAAATTAATAGATGCTCAAAACAAAAAGGGTCTTTACATTCCGTTTGGAGAACTAAATATAATGAGGTCTATGAGAAGAGGGGACTCTTTGAGAAAAGAAGAGGAACCAGAAACAGATCCAGTCAGTAATTTATTTGGCATTACTCCTAATCAAACTCCTACAAACCTTCCAAATTTTGGTGGAGCACCCACAAATGTGGCAGAAGCTGAACCACAACAATCAGAGCCTTTCTTTGGTAATGTGCAGACTGCAAGTGTTCAACCAAGTGCTGGAGTTAGAACAACTCCTTCTTTTCTTGGAAGTAACCCAGAAGAAATTTTGAAAAATTTAGATATAGCTAGGAGAACTGGATGAGACTATCACCACACTTTACATTAAGTGAGTTTACAAAATCACAAACAGCAGAACGAAAAGGTATCGACAATACACCAGAGCCAATACATATTAAGTGCATGGAAACACTCTGTATAAATGTGTTAGAGCCTATCAGAGAACATTTTAACAAACCCATGACAATAAATTCTGGGTATCGCAGTGTGGATTTGTGTGAGGCGATTGGCTCAAAAGCAACCAGTCAACATGCAAAAGGAGAAGCGGCGGATATAGAAATAGCAGGCATAAGCAACGCAGACCTTGCTGTGTTTATCAAAGATAATCTTTCTTTCGATCAACTTATTTTAGAATGTTACGATCAAGCAAAAGGTCCCAGCTCTGGTTGGGTGCATGTGTCTTTTGTAGGGCAACCAGAAAACAGATTAGATGTGTTAACTTACGATAGGTCAAATGGATATAGGAAGGGTTTGATTTTCTAACAGATGGCTACGTTAGTTGTGAACCTACCCTCAATAGATGTATGGGTACGAAAAGAATATTTAAGAGATGGCGAAGACGGACATGGTGAGTTTGTCAAAGGCATTTGGGTTACTGCGAAATCTATTCCAAGTCGAGCTTTCTATTTTGAAACTTACCTTCCAGACTATGGTGCTCTTTATGATAAACTACCTATTAGTGCTTTTACTGTTAAACCACAAACCCCGACTCCAGATATGGATCTTTATAATCTCCAGTTTTGGAATTGCATGGACTATGGCGTGGTGGCAATCAGTAAACAATTTATAGGCTCGATGGACTTCGAAGTCTATACAAGAGATCATGGTATCCTCAAAGGATCGTATGTCTGCACTCTTGATAATTATCACGAGAACATAGACAATATTGATTATTCAACAAGTGAGAAACCAGCAGAGCATAAGTCACACAATTTATTAGAGTTAGAGAACGGACAGTTCTGTTTGTATCCAAACAACAGAATGAGAGTATACGACAATTCGCTCACACCAGACGAACCATTACAACCAGATTTCAAAGTTAGTACAGAAATATATCAAGTAGAGAATGGACAAAAGTTTAGACTCGGAGATACAGATGAATATTTTTGGAAAGCAAAGGATGAATGATTGAGTTCTTGTTGATCTTTATGATAGACGAAAAAGTCGTAGATAGGACACAAAGATTTCAAAGCGTAGACAGATGTTTGTATTTTGCTGAAAGATTAACGGCTCAACCAAACGTCCCTAACGAAGATGGAAAACCTGGTAAAATCATAGCATATTGTAAGCCTGTTCGAAAAAATTAAGCTCTCAGACGCTCATAGAGAGGCGAAACGATACCCCTCTAGTATGATTCTACCTTGGAAAAGACTCTTCTTTTGTAGCTTTTTGTAATCGCTACTATCCAACTTCCCCCCAATTTTGACCCATTTCAACGTCTACTTCGAAGGGTATTTTAAGTTCTGGTATACAATTACACATGATGTCTTTAATTTGCTCCACTTGCTTGTGGTTTTCAATATTAAAACATAGTTCATCATGCACAGTTAACATTGGAGATAGTCCAGCTTCGTAACAATCGACCATTGCTTTCTTAGTTTGATCGGCACTCGACCCTTGAATCAATCTATTCAGCGCCTTGTATGTAAAAGCTCTTCTGATTCTACCCTTGCCACCATATTCATCAATAGCTTCTTTCATGGGTAGCGCTTTATTATATGTATACGAGATAGGTTCATACATATTAAACCTACATTTACGACCCAACCAAGTTCTGATCACTCCACTATCAGCAGCTCTTCGCATGGCTTTATCAGAGACTGATTTTAGAAAAGGAACTTTATCATTGTATTTATCAAGAAGACTTGTTGCCTCTTCCATTGACAGATCAAGTATGTTCGCCAGCTTGCCTTTACCCATGCCATACATCAAACCAAGGTTAACTGTCTTCGCTTGTTTTCTCGGTATACCAGCAATATCTGCAACGATCTGATGAAAGTCAGCCTCTCCTTTTTTATACAAAGCTACAACATCATCTATCTGTGGATGTCTGTCTATGCCTGTCAATGTGGCACAATAATGCACAAGCCATCTTGGTTCTTGTGAAGCATAGTCAAATGATCCCCACTTACAATCTGCCTCTGGAATAAACAAACCTCTAATTATTTTTTTAATATACGGATCTCGTGCAGGTATCTGTTGCAAATTAGGATTGCTTGAGCTAAATCTACCAGTAACAGTGCCTCCACCATCAGAACGTAAAGGATGAAAGTCACAATGTATACGACCATTATGAGAGTGTTCAAGAATTGTATCGATAAAAGTCGTATTGGCTTTATTGACCTCCCTTATCTTTATAATTTTTTTCGCAATCGGGTGACTATGATTTGCAAGAAACTGTTTTGTAAAGGCGGGGGCCCTGGACTTCTCTGTGCGAGAATACGAAAGTCCTACCGCATCAAAGACCTTTGCTACAGATGTGGCGACCCACGGTTCCAACGCAACTTTTGTTTCCGCGGCTATCTCATCAAGTAGTTTCTTCTCCAAAGTTATCAATTCTTTTTTAACTTGTTCTGCCCTTACGAGATCAACTCGTACACCTTTTGTTTTCATATCAAGAAGCAAAGGTGTGAGTCTTGTCTCCAAATCAAAGATACCACTACATTCTTCTTTTGTTATTTGTTTTCGAAGTTCATTCCACAATCTCAAAGTTATTGAAGCGTCATGCTCTGCATATGCACCAACATAACGAGGTGGTAATCTCCACATGCCAGACTTCGGATCTACACCAAACTCTTCAGCAGCACTCTTGAGCATCTTCTCATCTTTGTATGTACTTAAGTAGTCTCCAGCAAGAGAGTTAAGATTATAGTATCTTCTATTCTCATTGAGTAAAGGTGCAGCCACCATCGTATCTCTGATCTTGCCCTTGACTTCTATGCCCTCTGCTCGAAGCCAACCAAGATCGTACAACGCATTGTGGAACACGAAAGTTTTAGTTGTATCTTTACATAACTCTGTAAGCCATTGATATATAACTCTTTTTGGCATGTTGCCAACTGTATGTGCCACTGGGAAATACCAAGCACTATCTCCAGCTGCAACTGCTATACCTATAATATGTCCGTCTTTTCTACACCAACCAGGTCCTAACTTTAAAAGGTTCTCATCTCTTGTCTCCAAGTCTATGGCTATCGTATCATACTGCGATAGATCTGGTATTGTTTCTGGTGGAGTCCAATCAGAATCCACATTACCCCATGCTACATCTTTTATATCTTGTTCAAGTAGATGATATTGATCACTTGTCATTTTTTTCCCATTAGTTTTTTAACACACTCTAAATAGGTTATTGCATAACCTATAATGTCTTTTACGCTATCCATATGTGTTGGAGTTGTAAGCAATCTTACAATCTTTACCCAAATCATTATAAGTGCAAAATGATAATTAGAAACTTTACCGTTCTTTTTAATGGCATACTCGGTTATAGCATTAATACCAACTGCACACAAATCATGGTTCTCTTCAATATCGCCATAATTTTTACCACGCTGGTTTATAATATTAACAGCATCTTTTGTTATTTCTTCACCTATTTTCATTGTCTAACTCCAAAATTTCTTGTTTTAATTCTTCTATTACAGTCTTAAAATAATTTGGACGCTCTATCTTTTTTAAAAATTTTTGATGCTTAGTGTGTAGCATCCCATAGTACAAAAGTGATTGTCTTAATTGTTCTCTTTTATTCATAAATCAAACCCATACCTTCCTGATTTTAATATTATATGTAATTCTTTTTTTGCTCTTGTCATACCAACATACCATACTCTTCTCTCGGCATCTTGATCTTCACTCTCGACACATGCTTTTGTCGAATCCATAAGTATTGCTACATTATCTGCTTCTCCACCTTTTGCTCTATGTATTGTCGATACACGGATTCTAGGATCTTGCGACAAAATTTTCTCTCCTCGCCTTCTGGTGGAAACTATGTATGCAACAACTTGTTCTGATAGTTTCAGAACCTTTTGCCAACCCATAAAATTATGTGCTTTAAATCCACACAAATTTTTCAAGTGATCTAAATTATATTCTAAATCATCAACAAGATTACCCATAGCTTTTCTACCAGCTCTTGTAATCAAAGAGGGGTCTATAAATTTAGCAAAAACTTTTAACAATTTTGGTTCAACTGCTCTACCTTTTTGTAAAGATATCCATACCTCTATCGCTAACAATATATTAAGAGAAACAGACCAACCCTCGCCCTCTCTCCAAAAGATGTAACCTTCTTCTCTAAGTTTGTGACATACTTTATTAGCTATATAATTTGTTCTTGTGAGTATCAACCACTCGCCCTCTCGCATATCAACATCAAGAATATCATTATGCCATGTAACCATGCCCTTCTCTTCAGTTGGAACCCATTCTTTTTTTTCTCTTATTGCTATTTGCTCTGTAATATTTTCTGCCCATGCGTGAATGTGATTTGGAACTCTGTGTGACTTTTCTAATAAAATCTTTTGGGGACTTGCCTGTAAAAAATGTTTTACATCTACACCCATCCAAGAGTATATCGCCTGGTCATCATCTCCAGCATAGTATACATGCTCTGAATTAGGGACGAGAACGTCCTTGACCATCTTCCATTGTATTGGTGCTAAGTCTTGAGCTTCGTCTATGATAAGCATATGAAACTTAGGAGAAGTGCCACCTTTGATAAATCTTTCTATCATATCAATAAAATCAATCTTGCCTTTTCTTTCCTTAAAATCTTTATAAGCCTTGTCCAACACCGACAACTGTTGCCAACTCATGTTCATAAAATTTAAACCTCTGTGAAATTCATCTTGCAAATCAGTTTGTTTGACTCTTGCATACTGTATTAATGACATATAACTATCTCCACCAGCACCTATAGAAAACAAAGGTCCCTCTTCCATATTAAGTGTCTGTGTGCTTCTGAAATCTAAACCAACCAATGCTCCCAACTCGTTGTAGTCACGACCAGACATAACTTCAGCCGTGCTCAAGCCAAGCCAACTAAAAGCAAGGGAGTGCAAAGTTCTAAAATAAATCATGTCTTTTGGATCTAAGTCAAGATCTCTCAAAGCTCTGGTCTTTGCCTCTGTGGCTGCCTTTTTACTAAATGACATAAAAGCAATGTTCCTCGGTGTGACACCACCAATCAAGTGATCCTTAACTAGATCTATTAAATATGTGGTCTTACCTGTACCAGGTGGACCGAATATAGTAGTCTCTTTCAAAACGGAACCTCATCTGTTTCTATTGTTATTGGTTTTATTTCTATCTCTCCACCAAACTCTGGTATCCACCAAACTCTAACGGACTTCCACTTGCCTTGTGAGTTCTGAAATTTTTTAACAAGCGAACTGTCTCCATTGTTTATCTCTTTGAGTCGCTCTTGTACTTGTGCTCTTGTATAGTTATCAAACTTTCTATTTCGTAGAAACTCCATCAAAGAATCTATCTTAAAATAAGTTCTTGCTTCCTCTCCGTCTGTGTATGGCTTACCAAGAACAACCTCTTCAAAACTTTGTGCTTGTACTCTGCCCGTGCAAAACAATTCAAGGTA